TATATAATGCGTTGACAAAATAAAATATATGTCTCAAACAATATATCACATATATGCTCGTGGTCAATGCATTTACCATTCACTTAAAGAGGATGATTTTACAACAACCTGGGTTGCACTAAATCGCCTCTCAGATCTTCTATCAAATTCTAAAGAACTATCGTACGAAGAAGTAACTTTAGATAAGGAATTAATGTTAAGTTCCTCGTATTGACAAAATCTAAATAGAACGCTAAAATTGAATTGAGGTTTAAATAAAACTTATGGCTAAAGGTTTCACCGTAAAAGCAGCAGCACCAACTCCCAAGACTGAAGATTGGGATTATGATGCAATCAAAAATAGAATGAAAGGAAAATCAATTGTTTTCTGCCTTCCAGGTAGAGGATGTTCTTTTACATTCCTCAAAGCATTTGTTCAATTATGTTTTGATTTAGTTCAAAATGGAATGAGTATTCAGATTTCTCAAGACTACTCATCAATGGTTAATTTCGCACGTTGTAAGGTTTTAGGAGCAAATGTTCTTCGTGGTCCCAAGCAAATTCCTTGGGATGGAAAACTTAATTATGATTATCAACTTTGGATTGACTCTGATATTGTTTTCAATACAGAAAAGTTTTGGCAACTTTGTGATATGGCATTAACAGAACCTGATGAAGAGGGTAATGTGAAAGAGAAAGAAATTGTTGCCGGTTGGTATGCTACTGAAGATGGTCACACAACCTCGGTAGCACACTGGTTAGAAGAAGATGACTTCCGTAAGAACGGTGGAGTGATGAATCATGAAAATGTTGAATCAATTGGTAAGCGTCGCAAACCTTTCACAGTTGATTACACTGGATTTGGTTGGGTACTCATTAAGCACGGAGTCTTTGAGAATCTTGAATATCCATGGTTTGCTCCAAAGATGCAAGTCTTTGAGTCTGGTGCAGTTCAGGATATGTGTGGTGAAGACGTTTCATTCTGTCTTGATGCAATTGAAAAAGGATTTGAAATCTGGTGTGATCCACGTATTCGTGTAGGTCATGAAAAAACTCGTATTATTTGATTGGAGATTTTAAACTATGGCAAAAAGACCAAATCTAAGTTCAGATCAAATTGAATCTAAACCCAAGTCTACCCGTCAGGGTCTTGGAAAGCATACAAAATATGCTTCAACTTCTCGGAATAAGGCAAGAAAAAAATACCGAGGTCAGGGAAAATAATTCTCATTCATCCGCTTTATAGGCGGATTTTTTATGTCTTGCATTTTTTATAGATAGATAACAATTGAATTTCTTTCTATGGGGATAGAAACCCCCTTAAAAGTTCTGATTTTAATTAAATCAGGAGACACACAATGTCAGATAGAAATGTAAATTTTATGAGACAAACTTGGGGAGCGGATCATTTGGATAAAAAAATGCTCCGAGAAATTAATAATGATTTATTGACACCCAAAAAACATGATTTTCAAATTCAAAATGAACTTCATGAAAAAATTCGCAATGATGAAGATTATGATGATTGGGAATATGGAACAGAACCTCTTTATGAAGGTAAAAAAAGTTGAATAAATAATACAGATTTATCTGTATTATTATGCCTCTAGAGAGGATAAGTAAGGGATTTAAAGATATAAGTATGACATTTCAGGTTAATCCTCTGAACTATGATCTTATTGGTCTTAAAAATGAATCTGCAATTGCACGTTCAGTAAGAAACCTTGTATTTACTCTGCCCGGAGAACGATTTTTTAATGAAAATTTGGGTTCTAAAGTAAGTCGTTCTCTTTTTGAAAATATGGATGAGATTTCAGCATCAGTTATTCAAGATGAAATAACAAATACTATTAATAATTACGAACCAAGAGTCAATCTAATTGATGTAGTTGTTTCTCCAAATTATGATGAAAATGAATTTAATGTTACTATAAATTACAGAATTGTTGGGATTGATGTTCTTCCTCAACAATTATCATTCGCTCTTCAGTCAACACGATAATGGCATTAGTAAATTTTACAAATTTAGATTTTGATCAAATAAAATCCTCCATTCGTGAGTATCTTAGGGCGAACTCCAATTTTACGGACTATGATTTTGAAGGATCTAACCTATCAATTATAATTGATACTCTCGCATATAATACTTACATATCCTCATATAATGCTAATATGATTAGCAATGAGGTGTTTATTGATGGTGCTACTCTTCGCGAGAACGTAGTATCTCTTGCAAGAAACATTGGATACGTTCCTCATTCCCGTTCAGCATCCAAAGCAAACATTACATTTTTTATAGACACAA